ACTTTCACAACTAACGATAGATTTTACTTTGAATATTTAGTTCGAGCAGTTGGAGGATTGGGAGTAAAGACTATAAGAGTTTATACAAATACAACAAACAATTTAGCTGGAACACCAGTATTAATAGCGACTTACTCAACAAATAATTTATTGTATTCGATATGTAAATTAGCTTTTTTAAGTGCAACAAACGCTTTAAGATCAAAACTAGGTGGAACTACAAACTCAACAGCTAATTATGGTTCTGATAATTCAGGATTTACGACATTTACTATTGATTTTACCGTTCAGCAATACATAGTCGTTTCATTTCAATTAGCAAATGCTGGAGATGCTATTTATTTGGAAGCATTTTATTTAGAAAGAAGTAGAGTTTAAAAAATGATAGCAAAAATAAGTAACATAACATCAATTTCAGTAGAAAGTTTAACTACTTTTTTCTATGGATTATTTTTAATTTTAATCGGATTATTTTATCCAGTAATTTCATTAATATTTTTTGCAGGGTTTTTAATTTTATTGGACATTATTACTGGCGTTTGGGCAAGTAAAAAAAGAGGTGAGGAATTTGATTCAAAGAAACTTTCACGTTCATTATCAAAAGCTATCATGTACCCATTTGCGATAATTTTGGCTCATTTGTGCGAAAGATTTTTAACTGAAATACCTTTTGTTAAGGGAGTTACTTTTTTGTTGATAGTGGTGGAGGGAAAATCACTTGACGAAAACATGAAAGACATTTTAGGTTTTAGTTTTTTCAAATATATTAAAGCATTTTTGATTGACGGTAAAAAAGGACTTTTTAAAGAAATGGATAAAAAGAAACATAAATAATTATGAAAACAAAAAAAAGTATTTTAAAATCGAAAACATTTTGGGTGAATGTATTAATGGCAATTTTAGTTTTTTTGCCTGAGTTGGTAAACATAGGCTTCACTTTAGATGCTAAAATCGTAGCATTAATTATGCTAATTGTGAACATTATTTTAAGATTCATAACAAACACTCCAGTATCGTTAATTAAGAAGTAATATGTTTCAACTTTCGCAAACTTCATATAATCGTTTAAAGGGAATAGACCAGCGATTAATAGATATTGTTACAATGGCAATTATAACTTCGCCTATTGACTTCGGAATACCTCAGGACGGAGGGTTAAGAACTGTTGAAAGGCAAAAAGAATTATTTGATTTAAAGAAGTCAAAATGCGATGGGTATAAAAATAAATCTTATCATCAATCTGGTCGTGCCTTTGACATTTACGCTTATGTAGATAAAAAAGCAAGTTGGGATAGAGCTCATTTAAAAACAATAGCTGACCATCTTATTTTAGTAGCTAAAAGAGATTTTGATATTAATTTAGAATGGGGTGGTAATTTTAAGGGATTTGTCGATATGCCACATTTTCAGATAAAATAACGTCTAACTTACGTCTAATTTTCAAATAATTAGACATCTCAAACCCTTATAAACATTCATTTTATTAATTTAGTTGTATTAAAATTAGTACAATTAAAATATATTATGTATTTTTGTTGCGTTAACGATTGACGATAAACATAATTTGAAAAACTAAACTTAATAATATGGAAAACGCAGATTTGAATAACGAAACTAAGCCATTGAAACAAGATGGTGTTAGGCGTAGGTTTCTTATGGAATTTATGCTAGATGGTAAAGTTGAACGAGATGAAGTTGATTGTGAAGATTGGTCAAAAGCAAAACACTTCATTCAAAGAAAATATAAATTACAAGATGAACCAAGAGTTATTCTTGAAAAGTGCGAGTGTGAAGAACCAAACGAAGAACCAATTAAGATATGCGTGAACTGTAACGGATATGTTGAATAGGCAATTGCCTACAACGATTGAGGCTAAGAAATGTAGCCTTGTAATTACGTTTCAAAATAGGTAGGAACTTTATAGGCTATGTTTTTTAGCCTTTGTTACCGCCAGTTAAATTTTAAACTAAATGTACACAGCATATAATATTATTGGGAAAACTAAATTTTATTTACAAAAAAATGGTTCGTGGGATTCTCAAAACACAAATCCAAAAGTGTTTAATGAAAATGGTGTTGGATTTTTTATTGTTAACAAAAGACGAGTTTTGAAAACTAAATTTAGTTTATTGTTCGTCGAGTTGCTTCCTTAATTGGCGGTAACAAGGTATATACAGTTGCGTAAAATTAGTATAAATTTAATAAAACAATAGAAGTATGAAAACAGAAGAAAGCAAAATAGAGCCAAAACAGGAGCAATTGGATATACCTATTGTTAAACGTCTGGTTTGCCAATTGCGGTACAGTCCAAGACAGAAAATAGCATGTAGAAAAGTTGGGAATAACTGCAAAAGTTGTCAATACTCTTATTGGCAAACTTGCGTTTAATGTGTACCAATAAGATTAGGTGACTTATACAGAGGTTTTGAACTTAAAGCAACTTTGGATATTGTCAAAGAGTTAAATGCTGGTTGCGAATTGGAAGTTGCAAAAGGAATTATTGAAGGACAGGGACACTCTGGAATGTCTTTTGGATTAGTTTGCTCAATGGTAAAATCATTTTGCGATAGAGGTGCAGAATTTATAAGTTACGCACGGTCTTAGTATGAACGCTAACGTTTTCGGGCTTGGCGAAGTGCGGGCTTAACAGCACAAAAGTTTAATTGAAAAACAAAAGTTTATGATAAGTACAGAAGATAGATTGAAAAACGAAACCCCGCATTTTGCCAAACCCGTGTTATCGGCTGGCACGGGTAATTTAGTAGAACTTTTCGCAGGATCGAGAAGTATTGGAAAGGTTGGTGATGAACTTGGAATAAATGTTTTTTCCGTTGATTGGCAAAACTTTCAAGGTATTAATTTGGCTATTGATATTGCTGAAATGAAAACAAGCGATGTGCCTTTTATTCCTGATGTTGTTTGGGCTTCTCCTGATTGCACTACTTATTCAATTGCAGCGTGTTCAACTCATAGAACAAATAGTATTGAGCCGAAAAGCGAATATGCTAAAAAGTGCGATCAGGTAAATCTGCATTTTATTGGACTGATAAAACAATGGCTAAAAGTAAATCCTGATATGGTATTTTTTATTGAAAACCCACGAGGTATGTTAAGGCATATGGAATGGATGCAAGAATTTAAAAGATATACAGTTTGGTATTGCCAATATGGAGATGATCGAGCAAAGCCAACAGATATTTGGACAAACTCAAAAAATTGGATACCAAGACCTGAATGCCACAATTACAAATACGATAAACAAGGAAATGTAATTAATAAACATTGCCACCACGAAAGTGCAAGGCGTGGAGCGAAAACAGGAACGCAAGGCAAAAACGGACATTATGAACGATCTAAAATACCTGACCAATTATGTTTTGAAGTTCTTAAAAGTTGCACGGATGCTTCTTAACATTACACATAACGTTCGGGTATATATGAAGTACCTTACGACAAAACTTTAAATTTAGTACAAACTTTATAAGGTATTTCATATATACCTTGTTATAAACATGTTATATGAAGGGATTTACAGAGCAAGAACAGGAAATTATGAATAGAATAGTTGAAGTTCATAATATGTACGTAGAATTAGAAAAGACACACCCATCAGATTTACCAGAGTGGGTTAATTCTATTCATAATTTACAACAGATAATGGGTATGAGAATATTAAGGCGTGAACTACCAGATACGTTCCCTTCATATAATTGTTTACGGTTCTCGGCTTTGCGAAGGGCAAGGATTAGAAGCACAAAACTTTAAATTTAGTACAAAAGATGATTATAAATACAAATGTTGATACCACCACCGAAGCCTTGCCTTTTGCAAAACCGATGTTACAGGCAGTACGGGTTTTAAACCTATACGCTTGTTTAGGAGGTAATCGTTACAAGTGGGATGAAGTGGCAAATATTGAGGTTACAGCAATAGAACTTGACCCCGAATTGGCACGAATGTATAAAGAGAGATTTCCAAATGATACGGTAATAGTTGCAGATGCTCACGAATACTTGCTTAACAACTATATGAATTTTGATTTTATTTGGAGTTCGCCACCTTGTCCATCACATAGCAGAATAAGGTTTGGACAAGCTAATAGCGAAAGAGAAAATTATAATCCAATTTACCCCGATATGACTTTGTATCAAGAAATCATTTTTTTGGATAATTACTATAAAGGGAAATATGTAGTTGAAAATGTAATACCATTTTATGAACCTTTAATACCAGCGAAAAAACGAGGTAGGCATTTATACTGGTGCAACTTTAATTTGCCAAATGAATTAAATGGCAGACCACAACCAAAAGGATTTATTGAAACAGGAAGCAAACCTAATGAGATATTTCACGAAATAGATTTGAGTAGTTATAAAGGAGAACAAAGAAAAGATAAAATTGCTTGTAACCTTGTCGATTACGAAGTCGGAAAAACAATATTTGCAACAGCTATGGGCGTAATACTAAAATCTAATGTTAAACAAAATTCTCTATTCGGAGATGGATGGTAGTATTGCCACTAACTAATTTGTATAAAAAATGAATGATTAATTAACTAAATTTTTATAAAATGGAAATAACAATTGGATTAGTATTAGTATCATTTTTAATTTGGTATGCAATAGGGGTTGCGAGTTTTATTTATTACGTGACTTTGGAATACGATTTTAATAAGAGCGATATAGGTTTCGCTTTACTTCTTGGTGTTGGTGGGTTAATAACTTCTTTAGCTGTATTTATATTTATTTTGATGACGTACCAAATTAAAAATGATACGGTTTTGTTTAAAAGACGGAAGTAAAATTTATTTTTTATGCGGAGTTATGCGAAGTGTTGGGATAGTAATAGAAAATTGTTCTTATGGCACATCCATCAGCCCAACATTACGACATAACGTTCCGCAGCTTGCAGCCGTTTTCTTCAAATGGCTTGCAAGGTGCTGTTATAAGCTGGGCGGGTACATTACGATAAACTAAATTAGAAACGAATATGAAAATTTACAAAACATCAAATTGGAGGGACATTGTAGAAATTGAAGCAATACGAGTAGACGAAAATAATGTTTGGCTACCAAAATTAAAGTGGATGAGAGATGACATAGTTGAACGAAAATTGCCAAGAAAAGGCTATGGAGGAACTCAATATTGGGATACGATTGAAGAAGCCAAACATTATTTAACCGATAAATTAAATGCTGAAATTTTGAGATATGAAAAACAAATTTCCAAAGCAAAAGCTATAATCGAAGCACTAAAGTAGCCTTGCTTATAACGATTACTTGCTTTATTTAGTTTAACCAAAATTTTTGAGCGATGGAAAAAATAGTAACAGGGTGTGTAGATTGCCCATTTAAGTATGAATACGATATGGCAGTTGGCTATGGTTGTAAAATTGATACATCCGATAGAACAATTAAGCAGAGTAAGAAATATCAACCAATAGACCCTGAATGGTGTCCGTTAAAGAGCGGTGGCATTTTGGTTAAATTGAATAAAGCAAATGTTATAAGTAAGCGATAGCGACCCGTAGGGTTACTTATAACGGATTGGCGGTATGGTTATGTAATTTTACGGAATTGAAACACTAATTTTAATAATATGGAAAACACAGATTTAAGAACAGACTTTACAACAGAAACTAAAACGAGATTTAATGTTGAATGGGTTGCCTACAATGACTATGTAGAATGGCTGGAACGGAAGTTAGTAAAATTATTAACTATACCGCCTGTTATACGTTCGGTTTGCGACATTAATAGGAATCCAGACATTTGTGATGAATCTGATATTGATACAGGTTGCATACATTGCGATAATTATAAGCAAACTGACTTATAACGGTTTGCAGCTA